AACGAACAGATAGACTCGCGCACCGTTGAAGGCACAGACCAAAAGCTGTTTCAAACGATGATTGAGCAGTACGGCGAAGATTCCACCGTCGCGCGCGTGGAGGTGATGGGCGAGTTTCCATCCGCGGATGATGATACTGTCATACCAATGGGATTAGTGAGAGCTGCGATTGATAGGGATGTCTCGCTAACTGCTAACGCACCGATTATCTGGGGATTGGATGTCGCCAGATTCGGCGGTGACAACTCCGCGCTATGTATTAGACAAGGTAACCATGTAATGAGTATCAAGTCATTTAAGTCTATGGATCTGATGCAATTGTGTGGTGTGATAAAAAATATGTATGACGAATGTACTGCGATTGAAAGACCGCAAGAAATATTAATTGATGTAATCGGACTAGGCGCGGGCGTGGTGGATAGATTGGCTGAACAAAATTTACCAGTACGCGGAGTCAATGTTGCTGAAGCTCCTGCGACGAAAAAAAATTATTTAAACTTGCGCGCGGAACTATGGTTTGCAATTAAAGACTGGCTAACGCAACGTGATTGTAGGATTCCTAGTGACGATGAACTCGTTGCAGAACTTGCTGCACCCCTTTATAAATACACTTCTACTGGTAAAATAAAAATAGAAAGCAAAGATGAAATGCGCAAGCGCGGAATTAAATCGCCCGACAAAGCAGATGCACTTGCATTGACCATGGCATCCTCCGCTGCAAGTTTTGGTGGAAGCGTTAACTTTTTAGGTTATAATTTCAAGAAACCACTAAAATCTAGGATAATCAGAATAGGGTAATTTATGGCAAAACAATATAAAGAAGAAATGTCAGTTAAAGTTTCAGAAGAAACTAACATGGAAAATCTTGTCGGCGTTATTAAATCCGAGATGGATGATGCTAGTGATTTTATACACCAAATCGGTGCGGACAGAGCTGAATCAACAGAATATTATTTAGGCAATGAGCCAGAAGGAACTAGCTCGTTACAGTCAGAGTTTATATCTACCGATGTTAGAGAAAGCATATTGTTTATGTTGCCGTCTATCATGCGTACCTTCTTTGGTACTAAGAAAGTGGTGGAGTTTGTACCTAAAGGTCCAGAAGATATAGAACTTGCCGAGCAGCAAACTGACTATATTAATTATATTATCCAACAAAAAAATAATGGGTTCCAAGTTTTATACGATGCCTTCAAAGATGCACTTGTTAGAAAGACTGGTTTTGTAAAAGTATTTTGGGATGATGCTGTTAAAGCTACCACGCACGAATACACAGGTTTAGATCCACAATCCTACCAAGCACTTATCATAGACAAAGACGTAGAGATTGTAGAAGAGTCTTCTATCACAGAAACTATTACTACAATGGATCCAATAAGCGGTGAAGAAATCACCCAAGAAATTCCTACAAGTTATGATCTTACTATAAGAAGATTAAAACAAAAAAACCAAGTGTGCATAGAAGCGATACCACCAGAAGAAGTATTGCTATCAAGGCACGCACGCGATCTTGAATCCGCATCTTACGTTGCACACAGAATGGTCAAGTCTGTTTCTGATTTAGTGGCAATGGGTTACGACCAAGAAGAAGTAGAAGAGCATGCTGGCTACGGCGGAAGCGCGGTAGATCCAGAAGCTTTTGAAGAGATAGAAGCAAGAAACCCATTTGACAATATGGTGTACCCAAACAGGAATGACTCTGGCGGGAAAGATGTTTTATATGTAGAGCATTACTTGTTCTATGATTTTGATGGTGACGGTATAGACGAAAGAGTTAGAGTTTGTACTATCGGCAACGGCATCCATGTTGTAAATGTAGAACCTTGGGATGAACTACCAATATGTATGTTCTGTCCAGATCCAGAACCACACACAGCTATAGGTTCATGTCCTGCGGATTACATCAAACCAATTCAAGCTGCTAAGTCACAGATTATGCGTGACACTTTAGACTCGCTAGGTCATTCAATCTTCCCGCGTATGGGTATTGTTGAAGGGCAAGTAAATATCGACGATGTATTAAACACCGACATAGGGCAACCTATTAGGATGCGTGCGCCAGGAATGGTACAACCATTTGCTGTGCCGTTTGTGGGTAAAGAAGCTTTCCCAGTATTAGGATATTTAGACGAAGCCAAAGAAAATAGAACTGGCGTATCTAAAGCATCAGCTGGCTTAAATGCAGACGCTCTACAATCTAGCACCTCATCAGCTGTATCGGCTACTATGAGTGGCGCACAAGGAAGAGTAGAGCTGATATGCAGACATTTTGCTGAAGGTGGCCTCAAAGATATCTTTAAAACCGTTAATAACTTGGTAATCAAGCACCAAAACGCGCAAGATGTGTATAGATTAAACAACAAATTCGTACCAGTAGATCCAAGATACTGGGATAATGACAAGGATATTATCGTAAATGTAGCGATATCTAAGTCTTCAGACCAAGAAAAGTTTGCAGTTCTACAAAATGTAGCGCAAAAACAAGAACAAATCATGCAATTGCTAGGACCACAGAATCCATTGGTATCATTACAACAATATGCTAATACTTTGACTAAAATGATTGAAATGGCTGGGTTTAAAGACTCATCATCTTTCATAAATACAGAAGTTCCACCTATGCCACCGCAACAACCCGAAGAACAGAAGCCAGATCCAGCTGAAATGCTTGCACAGGCTGAAGCAATGAAAGCACAAGTTAGCGCACAGAAGGCAATGATAGACGCTGAAACTGACAGAATGAAAATCATCATGGACGATGACAGACAAAGAGACATAGAAGAAGCACAACTCAAAGTTAAGGTTGTGGAAATGCAAGCTAAGTACGGCGCACAAGTTAATGTCGCAGAAATAAACGCAATCATGGAAAGAGACAGAGAAGGAATGAGACAAGATGCAAAAGCTCAAGCTCAAGGATTATTTACAAACAATGTCCCACAACAAAATATTTGATATTGAAGTAATTGTTGACGATATGGTTTATGTTGGTAAAGAGATTAAAGCAAAAAATAAAAATCACGCAATGCAAATTATGTCTGTAATGTCTGGCGGAGAAGTGACAGAAGATTCTGAAATAATTTATTACGAAGAAAGGACGGTACATTAATGAAAAAATATTTAAACAAATTTTGGTCATGGTTAGACAATCTAATGAAGCCAGCTCCTGTAATTAAAAAAAGAGGCAGACCTAGGAAAAAGAAATAATGGCAACACCAAGAAAAGGCAAAGCAAAAGTAAAATTAACCGCATCTGGAAAAAAAGTTAGTTACGGTCAAGCAGGCAAAGCTAAAGGTGGAGGTCCTAGAGTTAAGCCAGGCACATCTAAAGGTGATTCATACTGTGCAAGAAGTCTAGGTATTAAAAAAAGATTATCTAAGAAAAAACAAAACAACCCCAACACCCCTAACAACCTATCAAGAAAAAGATGGAAGTGTTCAGGAGCTAAATCTAAAAGATAATAAGGAGATAATATGCCAAAAGGATTATACGCAAACATACATGCTAAAAGAAAAAGAATTAAAGCTGGTTCTAATGAGAAGATGAGAAAGCCTGGAACTAAAGGCGCACCTAAAGCTAGTGCTTTTAAAAAGGCAAAAAGAACAGCTAAAAAAAAGTGAAGTTTATAAGCTATCTTATAGACAAATTTTTAGAACGGTCATTCCAAAAAACAGAAGATAAACTATCTAAATCTAAATGAACGATGTTGTTACTATAATAACCGAATTAGGTTTCCCTATAGCTGCGGCCATAGGTCTTGGCATGTTTGTATGGAAACTTATAAACAGAATTATAGATGGCATGGAAACAAAACTAGATACCGTAGATGAAAAAGTTAATACATCATTAACGGCTATGGAAGGTAGGCTAGGCACAAAACTAGACACGCAACATAGTATTCTTGTAGCATTGATAGATAGAGTTAGATCGCTAGATAATGAAATTATCAGACAAGACACTATGATAAAAACCATGCTTGGTGTACCACAATTGATAGACACCAACAAAATAGCAAAGGCAAGAAGAAATGACAAAAGGAAAGATTAGTTTATTAGTATTATGTTTATCTGTATCAGCAGATCAAATAGTGCATAAGTTTAAGTCACCTAGCTTTAATGGCGTTGGCACATCAAGTCATTATTTAACTATAGAAAACCAAGAGTTTTCTCGTAAGCTTACTATCAAAGAAGAAATAAAAGCATTACAAGAAGAAATAGAAAGAGAAAAAGAAAACTCTACATTGGCTAGATTCATGCGTAATCTTGAATCAAGAGTATATGCAGAATTGTCAAGACAATTGGTTAATAACCTCTTTGGTGAAACACCATCTGATTCGGGTATAATTGAACTAGAAGGAAACATCATTGAATATACAAGTGATGGTGTAACACTAACCCTTAAAATTACAGAAGCAGATGGCACAGTTACAGAAATTACAATACCTATTGGTACTTTTACTTTCTAGTTGTTCAATTTTTGACCAGTATGAAGATACATACGACCAAAGAAGACAAACTGATATAGTAAGGATTCAAGACTTACAATCTCCTAAATTAAAAAATGTGCAACTACCACAGGTAAGCCCAGTAGTAGCTGTATATCCAACAGCATTTACAGATCAAACTGGACAAAGAAAAAGCAATAGTGAGTTTGCTTTGTTTAGCACAGCAATTACTCAGCAACCAAATGCACTACTAATAAGAGCGTTGAAACACGCAGGAGATGGTAAATTTTTTAGAGTAGTAGAAAGAGTTGGTTTAGATAATCTTACCAAGGAACGCCAACTTATAAGATCAGCAAGAGAACAAACAGCTACAGATGAGGACAAGAAAAAGGCACTTAGACCATTATTATTTGCTGGTATTTTGATTGAAGGAGCTGTCATATCTTATGAGGCTAACCTAGAGTCTGGAGGTGTCGGAGCTAGATATCTCGGAGTTGGCAATAGCGTACAGTATAGAGAAGACAATATTACTGTTAGTTTGCGTATGGTTTCTGTAGCAACAGGAGAAGTTTTGCTAGAAGTATTAAGTCAAAAAACTATATTTTCTTATGGAAAATCAGAAGATGTGTTTAGGTTTATAGAGTCTGGTACTGAGCTTGTAGAAATAGAATTAGGCAACGCTAGAAATGAATCATCAACTATAGCACTAATGAAAGCTATTGAGGGTGGCGTGCTAGAAATAGTAAATATTGGTTATGAAAAAGGTTTTTGGATTTTACAAAATGAAGGTGTAGGAGTAAAATTAAACAATGAAGAATAAGTTAATCAGCATATTTGCTATCTTATCCATAACAGGATTTGCAGCAGACAACGAAATTTATGTAGACCAGTCTGGTACAGGAGCTAATATAGATCTTGAACAGTTAGGTATATCTAATATTATAGGCGGTCTTTTAAGTTCACCTGGAAGTATTACTCCATTAGATTTAGATGGTAATACTATGACATTAGACATCAACATGATCGGTGCTACCAATAAATTTCTTGGTGATATATACGCTGATAACTTTACAGGCTTTTATGAATTTACTGGTGGCACTAATACTTTTACTATTCAAGTAGATCCAACAAATACCTACAGTTCAGATGGTTCTAATCAGAACGTACAAGTTACTGGTAGTGGGAACACATTTACCTTAAACCAAGGCACAACAGCAATAGCTGCATCACTTGACTTAGATTGGATTATCCAAGGATCTAACAACACAGTAACATCAAATATTAATATTGACGGTGCTACCAACTACATGGATATAGACGGTTCTGATAATACAGTTACTTATACAGGTGCAGGCGTAAACGCATCAGCAGGCGGATATTTTTATTTAGACCATACAGGCGGTTCAAGAACATTCAACATACAACAATTGAGTACCCAAGATAATGACTGGCTTAAAATTATATCGGTTGGCGGTAACGCTAGTTCTACTGTTTGCGTTATTCAAAACGACCAAGGTACTAGCACAGGCTGCTGATATTGGAGACATATCTGAGCTAAACGGTTCGGCACAAATAGTCAGAGACAAATCCCTAAATGCCAAATTAAAACTTGGCATACAAAGTAACGATGAAGCTATAACTAAAGATGGCCGTATGGCTATTACCTTCTTAGATAATTCTGTAGTAAAACTAACTGAACACTCACAATTATTAATAGATGAATATATCTATGATCCAAATCCAAGCAAATCTAAAATGGCTATTACTTTTGGTTTAGGTACAGCACGTTTTATCACTGGTAATTTAAACCGCATAGATAAACAAAACATACAATTAAAAACCCCAACTGCAAATATTGCCATAAGAGGCACAGACTTTACAGCTACAGTAGATGAATTAGGACGCAGTTTAATAATACTTTTACCAAATAAAGATGGTTTATCTAGTGGAGAGATAGAAGTAGTTACTGCTATGGGTACTGTTTTATTAAATAAACCTTATGAAGCTACCACAGTTAGTGTGTTTGAATCTGTACCAACCAAGCCAGTTATATTAGATTTAACATTAGATCTTATAGACAATATGCTTATTGTTACGCCACCAAAACAAGAAACTATCATAGAAGAAGAAGTTACAAATACACAGGCTGATAGTGTATTGGATTTTAATGATTTAGATATAGATTATTTAGCTGATGATTATTTAAAAGAAGATAACTTAGAATTTACAGAGCTTGATATTAATTATCTTGATGTAAACTTTTTGGAAGATTTGCTTAATGTCCTAGACGCATTAGCTATAGCGGAAGAAGAAGATGTATTAGCACAAGCTACAAGCACACAGATAAGCGGAACTGCTATCGGTAAAGATCCAGATACACAAATCACAACTTTAATAACAGGAAATGTTGTTAGTCTGCGAAGACAAATAAATGAAAGTGTTAGAGTGGATTTGAATGGTAGTGATTCCTATACTGTTATCTTAATACAAGACGGTATTTCAAATGTTATAAAAATAAATGGAGGTAGTGATAGTGTAATTAATATTACACAAAGTGATTAATGAAACGAATACTATTCATCATACTTATAATACTAGTGTTGCCTTTGTTATATCAGTCAACACCGACAGAAATATTAAAGTTAAAAGTATTTGACTATCTAGTACCAGAGCAACAACCATCTGGTTACTTTACTATTTTAAATATTACAGAAGAAGATATAGCTAACGAAGGCGGTTGGCCGTTACCAAGAAAAAGACTAGGAGAAATACACACAGAGATAATGGCTAAAGGCGCAATAGGTGTTGGTTACGTTATAGGTTTTCCACAACCAGACCGCATGGGTGGTGATGCTTACTTTGCAGAATCATTAAAGTATGGCACTTCTGTTTTAGCAATGTTTGAGAATCCTAATGGTAATTATCCACCAACCACAGGAACTGTCATACTTGGTGATGATGTAGGTGGGATGACTACAAATGGTGTTATACAAAACATAAAGTTATTAACAACTTATGCACAGGAAGGTATTGCAACTGCGCCTACTGATGTAGATAACTTGGTAAGAAGAATACCGTTATTGTTAAGAACACCAGATGGTTATGTGCCTGCATTTGGCACAGAGGTATTGAAAGCATTGGTTGGTGCTGATACTTATATTATAAAAACAAATGATCTTGGTATAGAACAAATACGCGTCAAAGGATTGCCACCAGTTGCTACCGACAGTTTAGGTCGTAAGTGGATTAGCTGGGTAGACACACCGCAAACCAATTTACAAGAAATGGATGTTGCTGGTAAGTTTGTATTTGTCGGCGTAACTGCTCCAGGCATCATGCCACAAATTGCAACTCCGACTGGATTATTAGAACCACACAAAATTCAAGCAGCATTATCTGAGTCAATCTTGATAGAAAACTCGCCAAGGATTCCAAACTGGCATTTATCAGCCGAAATTTTGATTTTGCTAATTTTCGTGTCGTTGACGTGGCTTGTAATTAATTATCTCAGTATAGTTAAGGGCATAAGTCTCGCTATAATTTTCCTGTTCACCACGGGCTTCTTAGGAGCTTTTAGCGTTCAGAAAGGTATTTTGTTGGATTTTTCATGGACTTTTATCTCTCAGATACTAGTTTCTACAGTTGCTTTGTATTTAAGCTACAAAAAACAATATAAATTACGTCAACAGATAAAAAAACAATTTGAACATTACTTAGATCCAAGACAAGTTAAACAATTGCAAGACAATCCAAGCTTATTAAAACTTGGTGGCGAAAAAAAATACTGCACATTTTTATTTACAGATGTTAGAGGATTTACATCTTTGTCAGAAAAGTTAGAACCAGAAGAAGTTACCAAGATTATGAACAAGGCTTTAACCATTCAAGCAGATGCAGTTAAGTTTTATGATGGCATGGTAGATAAATATATTGGTGATGCAATGATGGCAATTTTTAATGCACCTATAGATATACCCGATCACGAACAGGCAGCTGTTCTTTGTGCAAAAGAAATACAAGACAAAATTAAAATGGCTGATCTTGGTATTGAAATAGGCATAGGTATAAATACTGGAACTGCTGTTATTGGTAATATGGGTAGCGATACTAGGTTTGATTATTCTGCTATTGGTGATTGCGTAAATACAGCTGCAAGATTAGAGTCAGCAACCAAAGAGGTGGGTGTAGATATATTGATTGGCGAATCTACTGCAAATAAATTGCAAATTGAGTTAAAATTGTTAAAACCAATAAAAGTTAAAGGAAAAGAAAAACCTTTAGTTATTTATACAATATAGGAATAATTATGCCAAAAGGAAAAGGAACATACGGATCTAAAGTAGGTAGACCACCTAAAAAGAAAAAAGTAAAAAAAACTAAAAAGTGAAACCATCATCTGCAAAAGCCAAAGGGAGAGCTTTGCAACAATGGGTGGTAGATAAACTTGTTGAACTACTAGGATTTGATCCAGAAGATTTAGAATCAAGACCAATGGGTTCTAATGGTGAAGATATCATCATGGGCGTACAATCACGCAAACAATTTCCATATTCAGTAGAGTGTAAAAACCAAGAAGCTGTGAATGTGTGGAAAGCTTATGAACAATCACAAGAAAATTGTAAAGATTACGAACCTTTGGTTATAATTAAAAGAAACAGAACAAAACCATTGGCATTGGTAGATGCTGAGTATTTTTTAAAACTACATAAAAAAGATGATTGATAAACTAATAGGACCAGTAGGTGACATTGTTAGCAAGCTAGTGCCAGATAAAGACTTACAAGCAAAACTAAACCATGAACTTAAAACAGAATTACATAAAGCGAATATGGCGCAGATTGAAATCAACAAGATTGAAGCTGGACATAAATCCTTATTTGTTGCGGGATGGAGGCCATTTGTGGGGTGGACTTGCGGTATTGCTATGTTATATCACTTTTTATTACAGCCTATTATTATATTTGGACTATCAGCAGCAGGACTATCATTTGACTTACCAACTTTTGACATGGGTTCGTTAATGACTGTATTAATGGGTATGCTAGGTCTTGGCGGACTTAGAACATTTGAAAAAACTAAAGGAGTTACAAAATGAGTTGGAAAAACTTTGTACTAGAAGAATTTGCTTGTAAGCATTGCGGTGAAAACAAAATAGAGCATGAACTTGTTGATAAACTACAAGAACTAAGAACAGAGCTAGGATTTCCATTTAAAATAACATCTGGTTATAGATGTGCAGACCATCCTGTAGAAATTAAAAAATCAAAGCCTGGTACACATGCTTTAGGTTTAGCAGCTGACATAGGCGTTAGAGGCAAACAAGCATTAGAAATAATATCTAAAGCTAGAGACTTTGGATTTACTGGTATTGGTGTAAACCAAAAAGGTGGTGCAAGATTTATACATCTTGATATATCTAAAGATTCACAGGGTAGACCTAGACCACATATTTGGAGTTATTGATGGATCCATTAACGTATTGGAATATTATTATCACTTTAGTAATTGCTCCAATCATTCATGGGATTAGAACTAACGCGACAGAATTAAAAAGAGTTGATATACTACTCAATAAGACTCGCGAAGAAGTTGCAAAAGATTATGTAACTAAAGTTGAACTAACAATTAGTATAGATAGAGTTATAGATCGTTTAGATAAGCTAGACGAAAAAATGGATAAATTAATTACAGGTTAATATGAGCAAAGGTGCTTTTCAAACAAGACTAGGTCAAATGGGAGAGATCCCTAACTTTCAACAAACTCCTCCAATGGCATATACTGGTAATTACTTTATGCCACCAAAGCCAAACTATTTACCAATAGAAAAACAGGCTATGGCTAGAGTACAACAACCCATGTCTATACAGCAGCCTATTGCAAACATTATGGCAGAAGGCAGTATGCAACAGCCAATGGCTCAACAACCCTCGTTCCAACAGCAAGTGCCTTCATTGTTAAGTCCACCAGAAATACCAAGACAGCCAATACAAACACAACCACAGTCTTTATTACAAACACCTGGTATTGGTATAGAGAAGCCAACGCAATATGATAGGGCATCTTCAAGAATATCTTTACCACCAATTAACTCATATAGATAATGTCAGTAACACACGAAGAAGCTGTAAAAGCTGAACAAGCACGATTATTACTTGAGTCAGATGTTTTTAAAGAAGCAACTGAAAATCTTAAAAACGAATACATTACTCACTGGTTAAACTCCAGAGACATTGGTGATGTCAACATAAGAGAAGACTTACACAGGTCTTTATTACTACTACCAGAGGTTGAAAGACATCTGCGTATCATTGCAGAGAAAGGAAAGCTTACAAAAGCGAATATAAACAAAATTAGAAATATTGGTTAATACTTTCCTTTTTACACATTCTTGATATAAAATACTTATAAATACATATAAGGAGTATTTATGAGCAATAACGGAAAACCGACTGCTTTACAAAGCGACACAGATTTAGCTGCGTCCGCGTTTGCAAGCATATTAGCACCTGAAGAGGATAATGTTAAAGATGCAGTCGAAGAACAGGATGTAGTAGAAGAAGAGGTCATTGAAGATGATTCTGAGTTTGTTGAAGATGAAATAGATCAAGAAATTATAGATGAGTTGGAAGATGACGAAGAAGTTGAAGAAGAACAAACAGACGTTGAAGAGGAAGCTCCGCAACTTCAAACATTTACTGTAAAGGTAGATGGCCAAGAGGTAGAAGTCACGCAAGAGGAACTCATCAATGGATATTCTCGTCAGCAAGATTATACGCGTAAAACTCAAGAACTCTCTCAACAGCGTAAAACTATTGAGCAGCAGCAAGCAGAGTTAGAGCAAAGAGATGCGATCTATTCGCAGTTATTACCGAAAATGGAAGCCCAATTAAAGGGTGTTTTAGGTGAAGAGCCAGACTGGCAACGATTATATGAAGATGATCCAGTTGGTTATGTAAGAGAAAAACAGCTTTGGGATGAACAAAAGCAAAAGCTAGAAGCTGTCCAAGCTGAACAACAAAGACTTCAACAGGAGTCATTTGCTGAACAGCAGAAACTAATTCAACAACAAGTTGAAGAAGGACAGACTAAGTTGCTTGAGGTTATTCCAGAATGGCAGAACCAAGAGGTTGCCAATAAAGAAAAAGCTGAAATTGCAAATTACGCAACCAATGTCTTGGGATATACCCAAGAAGAGATTAACTCTGTATATGACTGGAGAGCTTTACTTGGTTTAAGAAAAGCATGGTTAAGCGATAAAATCGCCGAAACTGTTAAGAAGAAACCAACACAAAAAGCACCAGCTAGAGTTGCAAGACCTGGTACTACAAATAAACGAAAAACGGTAACTCCTGCTAAGAAAGCAAAACAAAGATTAGCTAAGTCAGGCAAGGTGCAAGACGCAGCTAAAGTTTTTGAACAATTATTATAAATTTTAAAATAGGAAAATATCATGGCTCAAATAAATAATGTCTTTGATACATACGATGCGCAAGCTGATAGAGAACAGTTAAGCAATGTTATCTATAACATTTCTCCAACAGCAACGCCTTTTATGTCATCAATTGGAAAAAACTCAATTAAGAACGTAGTTTTTGATTGGCAAACAGAATC